AAAGGTTAATTGGCTGGCTGGTTGTTGTTGCCGGCTGGCTTGATTGATTGGTTGGTAGTATAGTATTGTTTTAATTGTTGGGGGGGGGATTTGTAGCTACAATTTGGTTATTATCGTAACAAATCGTAACTTAGCGTAACAAAACGTAACAAATCGTAACACATGATAAAGAAAAAAGAAAACTGCGAATATTGCGGTGAAAAAATGGAAAGTATAACTGCTAAAAAAAGGTTTTGCTCTGAAAAATGTAGAGTATATTCATCTAGGATGAAGAGTGTTTTAAAAAATGAGCCGAAAAAGCAAATAATCGGCTCAAATTTGAAAGATGTACTCAAATTGGTACAAATACCTGCACAAAGTGAAAAAAAGCCAATTTTGGAGCCTCCTAGTCATTTAACCGGCATAGATTTAATAATTTGGAAAGCTGAAAATAAAAATAATTAAGAATGAAAAGATTTATAAGTTTTAGTGGCGGCGTTGAATCAACTACAATGTGTTTGCTTTACGGCAAGGGGGCTACTGCAATTTGGTGTGATACTGGCGCGGAACATGGTGAAATGTATGAAAGGATTAATAAGGTTGAAGATTATTTAAAAGATTTTCATAATGGTGAATTTAATTTAATTAAAATAGGGGGGGGGAAATTGTATAAAGGTCAATTATATTCTAGTTTAGAAGATTTAATAGTAGCCTGTAAGGTTATGCCAAGCCAACAAATGAGATTTTGTACCAATTACTTTAAAGCAGCACCCATAGATAAATATTTAAAAGAGCAAGGGGAATGTGAGTTAATGATTGGGTTTAACTTTGACGAACAAGGGAGAACTGGTAGTTTAGAGGCTATGCCTAACGTGAAATACACATATCCTTTGATTTCAGATGGTTACGACAGAAATGACTGTGAAGAAATTTTAAAGAAACATGGTATGCACCCTAATTTCCCTGTATATATGATGCGAGGCGGATGCAGAATGTGCTTTTTTAAAAGCGAAAAAGAATACAAAGCTATGTATCATTTGAATAATAAAGAATTTATGGAGGTTTTAGAATTTGAAGAGAAAATTCAAGATAAAAGAAAGAAATTTTATTCAATAATGGGTAATGGGAAAAGACTTAGGGATCTAATGGCTGATTGTGAAAACGAAAAATTAATGTTCCCAGATATTGACAAATTATACAAATCATTAAAAAAAGAAACAAGTTGTGGAGCATTTTGTCATAGATAATTCGTAAATTAGCGTATGAAAAACAAACTACAGATGATGAAACGCGTGGATGGATCATATTCTCGTAGAGGATTATGGGATAATATTCGCGCCAACAAGGGAAGTGGAAAGAAGCCAACTCCGGAAATGTTGAAACAAGAGAAAAAAATTAAAGCAGAAGAAAAAAAATAGTTATGTCAGGAGCTTGGCAAAGAAAAGAAGGTAAAAATCCAGAAGGTGGGTTAAACGCAAAAGGTCGTGCATCTTACAATGCTGAAACTGGTGGTAACCTAAAAGCCCCAGTTAAATCTGGCGTTAATCCTAGAAGGGTTTCTTTTGCTGCTAGATTTAGTGGCATGTTAGGTGCTATGAAAAAACCTAATGGGGAACCCACTCGCAAGGCATTGGCATTAAAAGCTTGGGGATTTGGTAGCGTTGAAGCTGCTCGTAAATTTGCAAATGCACATAAGAAGTCATAATGGATAAAGATATTTGCGTAATTCATGACATTCTATTAGATGATGGCGCATGCGTAAAATGTCTTTCTGAAGATAATAAATAAGGCGGTTTTTAGGCCGCCTTTGTTATTTATTTTAACTCTATCTTATTTAGCTCAAAATTTTCTTCGTTTCTATAGGTTACAATTATACTATTGTATTTAAAAATTTCTACTGAATAATTTATCCCATCTCTAGTCCATTCTGAAATGTAATTTGATTTATCGTTTTTAACAGCTTCCATTTCTTTCCCTTTGTGTTTTTTATCATAAGGAGGCTTAAATGATGCATAATAAATATCTGGGTTTCCGTATTTGTCTGAAAATACTTTTACATATTTTTTGTATTCATTTAACAATTCTCCCCAAGTTTTAGAATCCCCAATGTAAGCGCTAAGAACAACTGGCTTGTTAGACTTAACTGTATTCACTACATAAATTCTGGTTTCCTTACTATCATATTCTCCAGATAATCTTATTGTATTACCCATGCCATAATCAAAATTAAAACCCTTGCTTTCTAGTTTTTCTATTAAATTTTGGGTGTTTTCTTTTAAAGATATGCCATCAAATATTTGTGACATTCCTGTGTTTACTAATAAAATAATGATTAGTGCGGTTGTGATTAGTTTTTTCATTTTTTTTGTTTTTAGGTTATTGTTTTGTTTCGTTAATATCTATTATTTTTACTTCTTCTCCATCCAGCATTGCATCTATAGTTGATTCTATCATTTCTCTTTGCTCTGGCATTAGTAGTGAAATTTTCTCTGTTATTGCTGGTATAGCAAATACATCACTTTCTAACTCCTTTTTTAAACCGGATCGAATATCATCATCTACGTTTGGATTGGTTAAAAAATCTCTATAAATCCACTTTATTTTATCAATGTAAGTTTTAAATAATGCAGATCCTTTTGATCCGGGATATTGCCTTCTAAAATCTTCATAATACTCTTCAGCCATCCTCAAGTGCTGAATAGCGCTTATGATATTTGCTCCTTTCATTTATTAAAGTTTATATGAGTCTTTTCTAGTTCTGATAAAAATTCCCTTGCTTTTTCTACCTTGTGCTGAATTCTTAATATATCATCTTCGTTTCTATCAACATTAAATATTAATATTCTTTCTGAAATATCAATATCATCAAATGTCATATTAAATTCAAGCTTCATTGACTCTTTTACATATTCTGGGCTTTCTTCTGAAACAACATTCATCTTATTAAGTAGGTATCTTTTTTCTTGTTCAATTATACCAAATGGTGTATTTACAAGACAATATGCAATATGTCCACTAGTAGCACCCGTAAGCCACATGTAAGATTGGAGCTGCCAGTAATATAAGCTATCAAGCTTATCTGGTATATTCCCTAAGAATGTCCATAGATCATAGCTTGATTTAATATCAATAACCTTATTTGGATTGACAGTAATTATATCCGGATGCCCCGATATGTAATCATTAGTAAATCTATGTTCATTTTTACCATAACCCACAAACCAATAACGATTTAAAAGATCAATTGAATCATCTTCCGCTTCAACACCTTTTTTCATTTGTTTCGTTTGTATGTCTTTTACTCTGCCATATTTCTCGGCAATATAGACTTCAATCAAATGTTTTTGAGCTGTTTTAGAAAGCAACCCAGCTTCTTTGTCTGCTTTAGATTGTGGTTCTGTCATCAAATATCCAACCGAGCTGGATCTAATTAGTGTGTTGTTAAAGTTTATCATGTTAGAATAGTTTGCCTTGTTGTTCAAAATATTGTGAATTTAATCCGAAGTTTTTTCTCATTGCATTATATGTTTCAAACCATGCTTTTGCTTGAGATTTTGCAACCCTTTCAATTCTTTCACAATATTCAATTGCTTCTTTTCGCTCTTTCATTAACCAATATCCCTTGGCATCAGAAAGAATCATGTACCCTTTCTTTATTCTTAAATCTCTTATTACCTGTCTAATTTTTCTTAGGCTAGATTCTTTTTTTTCTACTTCATATTCAGGATGGCTTCCAAGCCATTTTTCTGATTTTGCAATTTCTTCTTGTGTAATTCTGTAATTAGCACTTGAAATTAAATTTAATATAGCTTTTTCATCATTTGTTAGTTGCATTGTTAAAACTTTTTAATTTATTATTATAACATTCTAGTAATTCTGTATTATTTTTACTCATTAACTCCCAAGCCTTTAATTCTTCTTTTGTTTTACACATCTCAATAAACTCTTTCGTTCTTTCTGTTAAAGATTTTGGATTTTGTCTTGGTTCTATAAGTATTGGCTCAATTTCTGCATCAATAACAATAGAGTGCCTATCTAAATTCTTTTTATGATACTCTTCAACAAGACCTTTTGCAATATCAAGCGCTTTATCGGCAGACTCTCCATTATGCAAACAAACCTCTACTCCAATTTTTTCAGACGTGTAATTACCTAAATTAAATGTTTTTTGATAGTTAACTTTTTCTATGTGCATATAGTTATTATTTAATTCTAGTTACAGTAGTAATATTATTAGCGTATTTAATTTTGAAAAGCTTTTGTTTATGCTCTTCCTTTTTCTTTAATTGCGAAACCATAACCATTACAGAAGTGTAAGGGTTTTCTAATAGTAAACTTTCTTCTAGTTTTAGGTCACCCACCTTGCTTGCTACAGATGTTGGACTAATGCTTCTTGCCATATTTTTATGTTTTATTGATTATAGGGCAAAATTATATTAATTAATTTAATTAAAAAAATAAATTTAATTAAATTTTTAAAAAAAATACCCCCTATGGAAATAGGAGGTATCTACTAAACTAAAATTAACCTAAAAAAACACACAGAACATTGTAAAAATACAAATTTCTACTGGTTTTTAAATTTTTTCTTTACCAATTCTAGTTTATGTCTATATTCAACAACTAAACATTTTAACTCATCTCTTGTTGGTTTTGAAACCTGCCTAGCTTGATCTTGTAAAAACTCAACTATACCGGGCTTTTCTGTTTCTAAGTTTTTAGAAAATACTTCTAAATTTCCAGATAAAAAACAATTATCATGTTCGCTTTGTGGACGACAATTATCTTCTAGCCATCTTGTTCCAAAATTTTTTCTACTGATAAAATGTCCGCACTGAGCTTCTTGCCATTTCATCTTTTTACCAGAAGTATAACATGAAACATATCCACTTACATCAGCGTGCTTACATCTTATATATTGGCTAAATACAGCATCTAAGTCATCTGTCAAATACTTAATACTTTCTAACTCTTCTTCATCTTCATATTTATCAATTCTTCTTTGCGTAGATTCAATAGTAGCACATTGTTTACACATTTTTTTTGAAAAATGGTAATCCAGCCTACCACATGAAACACATACTTTTTTCTTTGTTATAATTGTACTTCTCATAATTATGACAGGGCATCTATAATATCAAATTGCTGATCTAAACTTAATCTTCTTGTAATATCAATACCTTCGCTACCAATAACAAGTTCAACACTATCTATGTGTATACTAGTTTCATCCTCAGAAAAAGTATGTGTGCCATAAAACTCTTCTTCTCTTTCTGGATAAAATATTGTCGTTTCAGTATAAGTTACTAATAACTCTCCTTTTAAATCCTCAATCTCGAACATCTTTGTTTTCGTTTCTTGCTTCTTCTTCATTTTCTTTTAATTTATGTAGTTTATTGTTGAAATACCTATATTTTACTGGATCTGAATCACCTCTTTTTACCTCAATAATTAAATCCAATCTTTTTGCTAATTCATATATTAGTTCTCTATTTTCCATCTATTTTTATAAATTCTTTTTTATATTTTTTATATATTTTTTCCAATTGTTCTCCAGTTTCATACCAAAATCCTGACAATACTCCAGTTTCAGCAATAGCATACTGAACTTCTATTATTGCTTTAAAAGCATTTTGTCTACCATGTTCTATATTAATAACATATCCATTATCTTTTGGAACTTGCATATAATACATTAGTAATTCTTCGGCCTTTTCTTTTGGTGTCATAATTTATTTTATGCAAATTTAATTAAATTAATAAAACCACAAAATTATTTTTAAAAAAAATTAAAAATATTTGGGAATATAAAAATTAATACTATTTTTGCTATTCAACAATAAATTTTATGGAAGAAATTAAAACAATGAAGCTTCATGAGAGAATCAAGGAAGCAATGGATGGTCGTACTCAGCGTTGGCTTTCATTAAATGCCAAGATACCAGAATCGGAATTATCGCGCAAAATGCAGGGTAAATTACTGTTTACAGATAGTGAGATTACACGCATAAATGAAGCTTTGAAAACCGATTTAATAAACGATTAAGATTAAGAAATGCCAAAAGACACATTCTACTTCTCACACGACTATAATGCTCGTAATGATGAGAAGATAAAAAGACTGATTAGAAAACATGGCATGCAAGGGTATGGTGTTTTTTGGTCAATAGTAGAAGATTTATACAATAATGCGAACGCATTGCGAATGGATTACGAAGGCATTGCGTACGACTTGAGAACGGATAGCGATTTAGTAGCGAGCGTAGTAAATGATTTTGATTTATTTGTTTTTGATGGTGAATATTTTGGAAGTAATTCTGTTCAAGAAAGATTAGATCAAAGAAATGATAAAAGCGAAAAAGCAAGAAAATCAGCTAGTTACAGATGGGAAAATGCGAACGCATTGCAACCGCTATCCGACAGCAATGCTAAAAAGGAAAGGAAAGGAAAGGAAATAAAAGGAAAGGAAACTAATATACCACCGATAGAAGAGTTTTTAAGTTTTTGCAAACAGGATATGCAAGACAATGGTTTGAGTTATTCCGATTATGAATATTCTTTGAAATCTAAGTATGACTCTTGGGTTCAAAATAAATGGAAAGATGGTCATAATAAACAAATAAAGAACTGGAAGAGTAAAATTCGCAATACAATACCGTTTTTAAGCGCAATTAAGCCAAGTTCTAAGCAAAGTAGTAATA